CACCATCGCCTTAAAGCCTTCGTCCGTAAAGCTCCCGTCCGCGTCGAAGAAGTTGACTTCCTCCACGATTTCCTTGTTCTTGTCGAGGTTGACGGTAATGGGCGGCGCGATGATTTTATCGCCCTTGCCCGCCGTCCGCGCTGTTCCGTAGTCCCTCACCGTCGAATTGGCGAATCGCTTAAACTCATAAGACCCCGCCGCTCTGTTCAGGTTTGCGTTTTTGGATTTGAACCGCGCCGAAAGCGCCTCTTTCTGATAGTTTTCGAAGATACCCGCGAGTACGTTTTTCAAGTATGCCTTGGTGGTTCCGTTTTCAAGATAAATGCTCAATGCGTCTGTCATAGCCATAATAGTTTTGCTCCTTAAATTTTATTTTTTAATAGACTGTCTGCGGCGTTTTATTTCCCGCGTTGCCGCCCGCGTCGGGATTTGCCTGCGGCACTCCCGTGTTCCCGCTTCCGCCGAATAAATCCGCGTAATCGGCCTTTGCCTTTTTCAAAAGCTCCGTCCCGTTTTTCAACTCGCCCTTGTCGTCAAGTTCGAGCTTTTCAAGGTCCTGCCCCGAAATCAGCAGTTTTGCGACGCTGTCCGCCGCGTTTGCACTTTTGTAAAGCTTGGTCAATGCCGCCGTCTTTTTCGCGTTCGTCTCTTTCGTCAAAGTATCCTTTTCAAACGTTTTCAGTCGTTCGAGTTCGGCGGTATCTATGTAATTCTCCCCGCCCTTTTGATACTTCTTCAGCTCCGCTTTTGCGCTTTCCGACGCGCTTTGCGCCGTCGTCAGACCGTCCTGCAGCTCCTTGACGGATTTCCCGTAGTTTTCCATAACCCCGTTGATTTGTTCGTCCGTCAGTCCCAATGCCTTCAGTTCCTCTCGTTTCATAAAAGCTCCTTTACGCCTTTTTTCGTGTTGTGCGTGCCCACGATAGATTTTTTATGTGTGCGTGTGTTTTACGGCTCATCGCCTGCCGAGTGGTATAAAAAAGGACAGCGCCCTAAAAGCGTTGTCCCTTGTTATTGAATTTTGTTTGATCAGTCGTTGTATTCGATAGACGTCCCGACGAGTGATTCCATAATAACTACGGTTTCATCAGTTACAAAAGCCGACATTTCCATATTGCCTTTCTTTCGCAAAAGCTCCATCAACGGCCTTGCGGCTTCCTTAAGCTCGTCGTAAGAAATTTCTTTCATTCCGTCTCCGTCAGATACTTTTCTGAAATCCATGATCTTCCACCTCCTTGTATTTTTTGTATGAAAAAAGCACTTTGCAGTCAATTGCAAAATGCTTTTAGTTGTTATTGTTTTTTATTATATATTCGTTTTGCTTCCTCATATCGAATTTTTAAGCAGTTTATCATATGCGTTGGATCAAATCCAGGCTCTCCCTCCGAACAAATATCGGCCACGTCGTCATTCAAATAAACTGTAGTTTCCTTATCTTCAGATAACATTTCTTGATAATTATCATATAGATATTGCTCCATATCACAAGAAAATTGCAACGGATCATATTTACCGTCAAACAATCGTTCAAACATTTCAAACGCAGTTTCAATTTTTGATTTCATGCCATTCTCCTTTAGGTTGCGTTTTTCTTATCATAGACACAACCTCTTTTTTATCGCTCGTATAGACGACCGCAACGCCGTTATGATACTTAATAAATTTTCCGTCGTCCTGCGTATAATTGAACGACTTTCCGTCAATTTCCGCGATTTCGTCAACAGAAAATCCGCGCTGTAAAAATCGGGCTACGCCGTGGTCGGTAATTTCAATTCCCTTTTCACGAAAATCATAATAAGCGTTTATGGCCTTTTCTCTGAAAGTGTCCGTCCAAGGTTTATCGTCTATTTTTGCAATGGTCGTCCGCTCGCGCTTTAACCGCTCCCAAGCTTCCGTATTTTTATTATACTTGATTTGTTGTAATTCTTCAAGCGTTTGAGGCGCATTTTTGAAGTTTTTCACTTCCTTCCACCGATTAAGGGTGTTTTCGTCTTTCTTTCGGTTTCTCCAAGCTTTATACGCCGGCGACAATTCGTCTGCGCGCCGCGCCCGTCGGAAACTTGCCAGGCTTTTATACGGTATATCTTCCCGGCCTTTATAGTGCGCTTGCATTTTCTGATACTCGAGCAACTCCGCGTTCAGCTGTCTGTTCCCCGCCTGCCACGCCGCGTACCCTTCTATGTCTTTCTGATACCGCACGTCTTTCAAGCTCCCGTCCGCGTTATATCGTATCCGACTGTCCTTTATCGCCTTTTCCACGTCCTCGGGCGCTTCCGTTTCGAAAAACCACGGAATAAACTCGTGCCTGCAATTCGGGTGCGGCAACGCATAACCGCTTTTGAGCACCGTCTTAAACAAAGCGGGGAAACGTTTGTCTTTGCCCGAGATACAATACACCTTTCCCTGATATGCGCCGCAATATTTACAGCACTGCGGCATCGTCGTCATTTTTACATAATTGGTCCCCTCCTGCAAAGCCCTGCCGATCGCGCCGAGGTTGACGCTCTCTATCCGCGCGGACCTTGCCGCCATCGCCGCATACGCCGAAAGCGGCTGTTTCGCTCCGTTGGCGTACTTTACCGTCAGAAGCCCGTTTTCTTCCAAATCCTTTTTAACGGCTTCCTGCACGTTGTAAACGCTGTCTTTCCCTTCCTTGCGTAAATCCTCGATTGTCTTGTTCACGCGCGACAGAAACCCGTTTCCCGCGCTTTTTACCGCGCTTTGGAGTTCTATATACGTATCCCGTGAAAATGCGTTGCCCGCATACCGATAACCTTGCTTTTTAAGAATTGCCGCCGCTTCTTTCATACTCATCGCGGGAGACTTCGGGACGCCTTTCCTGCCCTCCTCAAACGCATGCGGAAGCTCGGTTTTGGTGTATTCCCTATTCACACCCGACAGGTACGACACCGCCGCTTGCAGGGCGGTTTTCAGCTGTGTATTCAGCTCTTTACTCGTCGCCGTGCCGCTGTCTTTTGTCAGAAGTTCGGTTATGTTTTGCTCAACCTGTCTGTAATACTCCGTAAATTCCTTTACGGACTTGAACTCGGGCGGTCTTATGTATTTCATTCATCTTCACTCTCCTCGTCCGCGCCGTAACCCGCTTGAGGTATAGGCGGCGCTTCCGCTTCCTTTTGCGCGATTTCCGTCTCCGCGTCTTCTTCGCTTAAGCCATAGTCCACCATAAGCACCCGCTTTCTGCTCCAGCCCGTCGCCAGATGCTTGGCCGCAAGGTCCGCGCGCATGCTTTCCGTCGTCGGGATTCCGTCATGCCACGCGATTTCTATATCCTCGGACTCTATTCTTTCGTAACCGATCTGCGAAACGAGCGAAATGATCTTTTTCAACCGCGGCTCTATCCTGGCCGTTTTCTTCGCCGCCCGCATGAGCGCGGGCGCAAGCTTGATCATCAACGCGTCGTAGCCCTGGCTTTCCCCGAAAGTCTTATTGTCTAAAATACTGCCCATGCCCGACAGATTTGCCGTATCTTCCTTTAATGCGGCAATTGTATTCTCCACCGCCGTCATCGCCGCGTCCCATACGAGATACCCCGGCGCTTTCGGATCGTCGGGCGGCACTTCGAGATAGTTTCCTATCCGTTCGTCCTCGGTGAGCGGCGGGCCGTACATCAACGGCGCGCTGTGCTTATCCAGCACCACGTCTTTCAGCGTCATGCGGGTGTTGTACGCGATTGCCGCGTCCGTAATCCGATCGAAATCAGATCTCCCGTAAATGCTTTTGGAGACCGTATCGTTGGGGATATGCACGATTGCGAAATCGTCCAGGTGCGTTTCGAACGTTCCGAGCTTGAAATCGTCGCACGCCCGATTTAGCTCCGCGCCCAGCTTATAGGCGTTTGCCTTTATGGTTTGACCTGTTTTAGGCACGGTATAAGTATCCTCACGCACCCGACCGTCGATGCCGAAAGCGCGGTTGGTATATCTCCCTTTCTCATGGATTTGCGCGTGCAGCTCGAATTTGTCACTCTCTGCGGGATTATGCACCACCCAGGCCAATACGTGATATTTCACGCTTTTTACGTCCTCGAAATCCACCACGGGAAACCAGATGGACGGATCGACGTTGATAAACGTGCCGTTTCCCGTTCCGTCGTCTTTCACCTTGGCGATCCAATCCCCCAGCGCGCACAGATCGCCTACGCCTTCTTCGCCCTTTTCGTACAATCCCGTTTGCTTGAGGATTTCCTCCAGCGTATCCTGCTTCGTCTCCGATTTTATCGTCGGACGCTCCCCGAACGTCAGCTCTTTCGTCTTATCCGCCAGCTCCGACCAATAGTTCGCGTTATACAGATAACACTCTCTGTCGGGCGAAAGCGAGAAGTTGGACAGCAAAAACAACACCCGTTGCTTATGTTCGGGCAGGGCCGCCCACGGCTCGTCGTTCAATAGCATATCGTTTACGCGGTAAGCCTCCAGCCGCTCCAGTTCCTCCCGCGGCGGGAATACCTCTCCACGCCTTAAAAAATTAAGATTATACAACACCTCAATACCTCACTTGTTTTAATGTAACGCGCGGCTTCTCAAACTCTTTTTCATAACAACGGGTGAGACAGTCCGGCCCATCGTCGTGTTCGTTCTTCGCCGTCCGTGAAAATAATGTTACGTCGTTGTAGAACGCCGGCCAGCGCGTCGCCCAGTCGCAAGGCATGACAACCGTGTTATTCACGCCCGTCGCGTTCGTCAATATCCGCGCTTCTTTGTTCCGCTTCTGCGCTTCCCAACTAAACCGCGCCAGCGTTCCGCCAAGCTCTTTATACTTCCGCTCTACGTTCCGCGCAAAGCCTTTTCCGCCGTTATTGCTCTCCGTGTCGTCATACTGCACGTTGAACTGCAAACTCCGTTTCGCAGCCTCGATCTCCGTTACTTCCATTTTCTCCTGCGTGTAGTAAACATCCAACATATACAGCAGGTTTTTATAACGCCCGTAAATGATTTTACATAAGTAATCCCCGCCCTCGTCCGCCGTGTCCGTCTGCGAACATATCTTCTCGAACCGTTCGGGCAGCTCGTACAGCTTATACGTCTTAAACGCGCCATACACACCGTCTATGAGGTCAACGGCGACGTTCTTATAGTTCGCCGAAAAGATATTCGGCGCAAGCGTCTTTGCGAGATTGTCGTACACTCTGCGCGGCAAAATCCGCTTGTCCAGCATGCGCCCGTTCGGCTGTAAGGCGTTTAAGGTAATCTGCTCGACTTTCTCGCCTATCGATCGGAAATGCTCTGCCGCCCTATGTGCGAGGTCTTTCGTCGCCCACTGCGTCATGATAATGAGTATCTTCCGCCGTCCCTGTAATCGCGAATACATCGTGTTTGTAAACCAATCCCAATGTTTCGCCAATATTGCCGTTGTATTGGCTTCCTGCGCCGATTTAATGATATCGTCGATTACGAGCATATCCGCGCCGAAACCCGTCGCCGTACCTGTCGGAGACGTCGCTAAATACGACTTGACCTCCGAGCCTTCCAGCGACCAGATATTCTTCGCCGCGTCGCCGCGCTTGATCTTCGTGTCGGGGAAAATGTCCGAATACACGATGTCATAGGGATTGACTTTGCTTGCGGAGATCGTATCTCTGACGGACGACGAAAACACCGTCGAAAGCGTTTCGTTATACGAGCCCGTCATGATCTTGAACGTCGGGTCTTTCCCCATGACCCATTCGACGTATTTCCCCGCCGTGCGGGATTTGCCGTGCCGCGGCGGGGCGTTGACTATCAACACGCCGACGTCGTTATATAGAAAGTCTTGCAGCTGCATACAAACTCGATAAAGATAACCGCGGTCGGGAAGATAGAAATCGGGCGCGAGCACATTGCAATAGTCCCAAAACGAGCGCCTTGAACGCTCTACGTCCACCAAAAAACGCAGGGCTTTACGCTCTGCGTCACTCATGCTCTTCGGCATATTCCGTCGTTTCCGTGCACTCGGGAACCGTTATCCCCGCTATCGCACGCAGCTCCTCCGTCGTCAACTTCGAAATATTCTGCGGCACTCGCAGTCTCGATTCCACCGTGCCCTCTATCTTCACGTTGTCCTGCGGCTTCTGGCCCGTCGTATCTCGGATAAACGTCGCGGCTTTCACGCTTCCCGCACACGCCATTCGGAGCATAGAATAACAGACCATAGCGTTATAGGTCATCTGCCCGTCGTCTATGCCCATCTCCGACATCTTCTTTTTCAACTCTGCGTCCGTTACGTCCAGACCCAAAAGATACTCGAACATGTCCTTCATCTGCTTCTTTTTCCGTCTCGCTTTCCCCGACTGTTTTCCGCCCTTAGACCCGTTTTCTCGGGCTTCGCTCGGGCTTCGATTGATTTTTGTTAGATTTTCAGCGTTCAAAATAGCCCTCCTTTTCTTCAAAATACGGGATTTATTTTACTCTAAACGACCTCGAAGGCTGTTTTTTGCGACCTTTTGGAGCGAGTAGGTCGGAGTTAAACCGCCGTTTGCATTTTGGAAAAATGCCGTTCTTTCGTTAAACTATACTCGCATAAAAGACGCGGGTTATTCCTCGCGTCTGGCTTTCAGACTTATCGTTTCGCCTTTATACATTCCCGCGTTCATTTTATCAATCGTATCAAACGGCAGTTCCTTTACCGTCAGCCGCTCACGATAGCTTTTATCGATAAAATAAATATATCGTAATTGATACCCCGACAGATACTTCGCCCCGAGCTTGATATATTCCGATGCAGGTCGGTATTTATGCTCGACATGGAGCAATCGGCATTCTTCTTTCATCTGCGGGCTGTTCCATTCCGCCGTAACCGTAATTTGTGCAATACGGTGACCGCTGGGAAAAAGAATAATGCTCTTGTTCGGTTTTATCCCCGTTAATATAAATCCGCTCGCCCGATAGATTGTCCCGTCTCCGCATTGACAGCCGTCTGCAAAAGAGATAATCCACTTGATATGCGGGGCTTGTTTCTTGATCAGGCGGATACTTTGCGCGATGCATCGACTTTCGCTGTTTCGCGGCAGGTAATCGTCAAACGCCATGCGATTGAGCTCTAAAAACTCATTCCAGCCCGTACCCTCCACCAAGCCGATTATTTTTGATTTGTCGGTGCTACTGCCGTAACTCATTACCCCATGCAGATTTCCGTCCAAAAACGCGCCGAAATGCACCTTGCTGTTATTGACGACCTTTCCGCTGTAATGGTGTTTTTTTACAAACGGATTCGCTATGCTTGCCGGGATTACCCGAAGCTCTATTTCTTTAGCTCTGCCCATTGCCGCACCACCTCGTAAATCGCGTTCCCGTTCCTGTTGGTATTCCCGAACGCCTCCTGCGCCTCCTCGTTTTTCAGGACGGTTTCCATCGCGCTACGGATCAGTTCCGCCTGTTCGTGATGGAGCGTAAACGTCATCGTTTCCATTACCGATTTATCCCCGCTTGCGATCGCAAATTCCGTTCCGAAATCGTCGGGCTTGATTATTCCCCAATCTATGTCAAAGCCCTTGAACTCCAAGCCCCCGATGTCTAACGACAGCATATCCAGATTCCATTCGCTCTCGTTTAATTTATTATCCAAAGCTCGGAGCTTCTTCACTTCGTCGGCGGTCAAGTCGGCGGCGATCTTGCAAGGTACGGTTTTCAATTTCAGCTTTTTTGCCGCTAAATACCGACAATGGCCGATAATGATCACTTTATCCTTATCCAATACCAAAGGCTGTTGCCAGCCGAATTGACGAATACTTTCCGCTACGTTCACGATTTGTTTTTCGTCATGTTTCTTCGCGTTGTATTCATAGGGCTTGATTTCCGAAATAGCCACATTCTCGATCTGTAAAACTTTCAGTTCCATATATCCCTTCTTTCGTATTCTCCCCACGGAAAAACCGCCGACTTAACGCCGACGGCTACACAGGGAGAAACTATTTCCAAAACAAATACCCGCATGACCGTTCGGATATTCGTTTTGATAATAGCATTATAACATATCAAAAAGCAAAAAAAGGGACAACTTTTGTCCCCTTTTCATTTTTTACTTGAAAAAGCCTAATTCTTGGCCGATTGTTTCCGCTTTCTCGAAAATACATTTTTTCCAGCGTTTCCCCGTACGATCATCGATTCCGATTTCATAACAGGCTCTTACATTCGTACAACGGTGCTTGTTCATGTAGATGATCTTTATGTATAAATCCCGAAGCTGTCCTTCGTGCTTGAAATATTTATAGGTTTCCTCGACTAAATCGACTTGTTTTTGTATGTCCTCGACTTTGTCGATACAGGATAAAATCAGCTGCTCGGGAATGTTTTTGTAACAGTCGCCCTTTACCCGCGCTTTTTGATAATTAACCGCATGCGGGTACGGGTAATTGGTGAGGTATTCTTTGTTTTCCCAGTAATTCTGAAACGCTTTGTCTATCGTCAAATAGTGCCCCTGTTTCATTTCCGCCTCACTTTGCTTTCAGCTTTCTTTTCTCTTCCTTAAATCTCTCGCACTCGCTCTTTTTACACTCTTTCAACGGACAGTTCAAACAAATCTCCGCCTCCGCCGTCGGCGTGTAAAGCGTATGTGCCGTCCCACGGCGTAAATTATCCGTGACCGTCTCTATTCTCGCTCGCATGGCAGCTCCTTAAAAGGGAATGTCGTCGTCATTGTCCAAAGCCGTTAAAACAGGCTTCTGCTTCGTTTTCGTCTCTCCTCGGGTGTTTCCTCGAGACGGCTCGGTTTCACTCTCCTGCGAAGCGTGAGGAGCTAAAAACTCTTTCACCGCTTCCGCTCTCACTTCCTCGGCTTTCCGATACCCTGCGTTGTAGAGGTCTTCGGCTTGAAAATAAGAGCGACAACCGTATTCTTTTTTAATTTTACAATCTCGATTAATACACTCGCTTAGCGCTAACGCTTCACAATTTTTCGCCGTCGCTATGATTTTAGCCATTTCTTCAATCAGCTTTTCCTTGTTCATTTCAGTCCTTCAAGGCGTTCCTTTGATATTCCAATTCTTCTTTAGTTAACTCTTTATGTCTTACCATATACCGCTCAATATCTTCCTCGTCGTAGTTCTGTATGATGTTCCAGCTACGGACATACACATCATAATTTCTCGGTTTGCCAAGAAAACTTTTTCCCCAGCTCTTCACGACGACGCCGATTAAACCTCCCTCAACTACTACTATATCGCCAAAACAAAATTTCATTTCAGTCCTCCAATTCTTCAACATAACACCATGAGCGCGGAGCCTTTGTTAGACGAGCAGGCTCTTTCAACATCTCGTAGCCGTCGCAGTCCGTTTGCGTTCCAAGCCGCCTAAACTCACAAACGCAATTTTGCAAAGTGCATTTTATATACGGCTTTCCGTTGTATGTTTTATATCTTTTCTCGATGTGTTTACAGCGAATATCTTTAAGAGATAAAGCGGAGGAAAACTCTCCCAACTCTTTCGGTTTATCATAGATTTTCAATTCCGAAATGTGCCAGCCGTAAAGCGGAGTTCCGTCAGAATACTTAATGATTTCTTCCGCCGATAAACAGCTCATTTTTAAGTCAATAACATCAGCGAAACCGTCCTCGGGATATCTTAATCTTTCCGCCCTATCGCATACGAACTCGCCGATGACTTTGCCGTTTTTTGCTTTCATCATTCCATCTCCCGCAAATTCAAAACAGTATGGCCTGGCGAGCGTCATATAGATATAACACTTAAATGGTGGTTCCAGCTTCGGACGGGTCTTTCTGACCTCAATCGTCTTTTGCCCGTGTTCAATCTTTCTGACCCATTCAGGGCGTACGCTCATTAATATCGCTTTCATTTCTTTTCTCCCATGACTTCAAAATCTTGTAGGCTTGTGTTAACTGCTCCATATCAAAATACCCGAAGTGGCACTCTTTAACGGGAATATTCATTTCTCCCGCTAATTTTGCGTACAGCCTTTTTCGCTCTACCCCGTTATGCCATAACCTGTCGAATATTTCGTGACACGCGATTTTTCCCTTTTTCATGCGCTCATTAGATAATAACCCTAACGCCTGCCTCGGTCGGGGGCGGTGCGTTCCCACATACGCCCCACACTCCGTACAAAAATAGCAATATCCACTTCCGTACCGTCTGCCGTAGATTTTATCGTTTTCGGTGTAAATCACATTTCCGCCACATATGTTGCACTTCGTCGGATATAGATATACTTTCATTCTGTCTCCTTTCCCTACTTCCCGTCCATGTGCGCGGACGGAGTTTTTGCATTTAACTGCAAACCCGTCCGCGTCTCGTGTTCTACACCGCCACCGGTACGTAGATGGGCTGTTCCGCTTTTATCTTTATTGCTTTTTTCTTCAGTTTCGCAAGGCATTTCGATTTATATTCTTCGACGAAAGCCTTTACTTCGGGCGTCATGACACCGTTTTTATAGCCTCGGCACTGCACCACCGTCATGGTCTTGGGATCGACTTCCATGGTATAGTAGCTCACTGTCGGGGCGGACGTTTTTCGGACAAATACGATCACGCTATTTCCGTCAGTCACTCGGTCTATGTATGAGCCCACGCAATGCCCCTGTATTTTACCCTCAACAACGATTTCCTCTGCCTTTTTCGGTACGATCACCGCCAGCTCGCCGCTTGTGTAACCATAATGCTCCTCCATCGCCAGACGTTTATCGCATCTCTCGTATTTTTCTTTGTTTTGCAACGCCGTTACTTCCGCCGATAATCGGGTGTGCAGGTCGTAGAAATTCTTCGGCTTTGCGTACATCGTGTCCGAGATGTCCAAACGCAGGGTCTCGCAATCCCGAAGATGATCCGCGTAATCTCCGATAAACGTGCGGAACGATACGTTCCGACGGTCGGCTTGCGCTTTATAGTAATCGTACAGTCCCTCGATTGATATGACTTTTTCTATTCCCTCAATCCGATCGCCGTGCCATTTCATCGCACGATAGATTTTGACGTTCTTTTCCGTGTAGGGAATATTCTTTTTAAGCAGTTCCCGATACGCCTCGAATTCACCGACGCTCATATTTTGCTCGATCGCAAATTTCAGTTCCCGATACGATTTCAGCCCTAAAAATCTGATGACGTTGTTTTCGTTATGATTGCAATATAAGCCGTAACGGATATATCCCGCGGCCAAACGGTAAAGTTTTAGTTTGATCAGATATTCCAGCTGGGGCGTACGGAGATACCCCATCAATGCGTTATATAAATTGAATTTTTCGCCGCTTTCCGCCAATTCCCAAAGCTGGCTGTATTCGAACGGCGTGCCTTTCAATTCCGTTTTCAGATTATACGGATACGTCTGACGAGTGAGTTGAAAAACGTTACAGCCGTATCCGCCGATCGTGCCCCGCTCCCAATACTCGGCATGACTACCGCCTTTCGTGACCGCATATCTCGTAAACCCGTTGTCGTTTTTATAGCGAGTCTCCCGCGAAAACACCATGCTGTACGTGTATCTTTGTTTTAGCGGCAGGCCTAAAACCTCCATCTGCGCTTCCTCGATATGCGCCTCTTGCTTGCCGTTCGGCCACAGCTCACGCGCCACGCGGAAAATGCGGTGTAACAGAAATTCCCCGTAATTTTCCAAATACCCTACAAAGTAATTTTGAAAATCGCCTGTCATTTCCGCCCGCTCCGTCGCTTTGATCCTCGCTCCGCACTGCGGACAGAGGATATATTTCCCTTTCGGTGCCTTGTCGGGCCGTATCCGCTCCCCGCAGGCCGTACATACGCCTATACGGTGTTTTTTATCCGCCGCAACGTCAAACAGGAAATAATTCGTCATGACGTTTTTAACCGTCCAGTCCGCGATCTCCGATTTCGGCGCCATGCGGCGGATTGATAAATACCACTCTAACGTATATTTCCGCATCAGAAGAAATCCTCCAAGCTCCGACGCTTTTTCGCTTCCTTTGCGGGCTTTTCGGATTTTTCCGATCCTGTAGTCGCCGGCGCGGCGGGGTAAATCGGAATTTCCGCGACGCCTAAATACCCGCAGATAAACTTCATTGTCCCCGTCGGCGTGAATACGTAATACCCGTCCTTTTTATTCTTGTTCGCCACGGAATACATCTGTTTGTAACACTCCGCGGCCGTCTTTTTCGAATCGATTTCCGTTTCGGGGTGGTACGCAAGCACCGCCTCCATCGCCGCAATCAATTCTCTTAATATTTTCTTTTCCGCGGGTTTTTCCGTCTCGATGTCCTGTCTCTGCATTTCGATAAATTCGTTCGCTTTCATTTCGTCTCCCCGAATATACTGTCCTCAAATACGATCTTCACTGCGTTTTTACATTTCCCCGCCTGCTCTGTTTCCATATCCTCTATCA